TCTTTGTATTCACGAAGTCTTCCATCTGGTCCAATCACTGTTAAGTTTTCAGACAATGGCTTACTCAACTTAAACTTTGAAATGATCTTAGCATCATTCCAATTAGCTGAAGTGTTTTGCTTTAATTTGATTTCAAAAGAGAAACCAGTCTTATCACAAAGATCTTCGTATGATACGATATCACCTTCATCTTCAAGTTTATCAAGTACCTTAACATATGATTCACGATCAAAACCATAAGGAACTTCAGTAATCATCATTACTGTTTTGGTTTTCTTATGGTATTTACCATAAACAACATGTCGATCTTCAACTGGATCATAGTCGACACGTCCTTTGAACTCAGGAAAGGACACTGGCGCCTTGTTGGTTATATTACCATCCGACAAGTATTCATGAACGAGGCGAGAGAGGTCTTCTACTGATCGTGGTAGTATGTTTGTGGCAAAACCAGTGGCAATACCCTTAGTTCCGTTAGCCAATACTAAAGGAAGTACTGGTAGATAGAATGCTGGTGGTTCGTGTTCAGGATCATCGTGTGCGGGGGCCAGGTCAACATCGCGAATATACTTCTCAAAGTTTTCGCTTAGGCGCGTATAGACATAACGTGGTGCGCCTGCTTCTTGAACTAGTCGAGTACCAAAGGAACCACGACCCTCGACTAAGCAGACATTGTTATTCCACGTCGCAGCCATCAGTTGCCCGGCCCCCGCGGCAGAAGCCTCTCCATGATTGTACCCATAGTCTGATATAATACCTGCAACCGCGCTTACCTTTTTGAAGTCGCGTTTAGAGTTGAGGATACTGCTATAAAGATAGAACCTTTGGACAGGCTTTAACCCGTCAATCATATTAGGAATCGCTCGTGATTCCACGGTATACATTGCGAAAGATTTCCACTCATTGGATGCAACCTTTGAGATTGGATATTCATTTGCTTCAACTGTAAATTCCATCAATGACATGACGAACCCTTTTTTAATTTATAAGACCATTCTATCACAGTTTTTGGTATATGTCAACTAAAATATTTGTCAAGCATCTCTAAAACATCGTCATATTTAGCAATCTCAAGGATTTCTGTTTCCATTGCTTCAAACACATCTGGATGTTCACCAATACCAGCTGGGTTGTTTAGATATACTTCAACATTCATTTTATGTTTATCAATATGACCTCTAGCATGCGAACGCATTGCATTAATCATAAAATCTTGGTCTAGTGCCATTTCTTATTCTCCTTATTGGAACATGTAGTCTTTACGTAATTGCGAATCTTTTCCAAACATCATTTGGAACATACCGGCATCGTCAACCGTAACAGTATCATATACGGGCTTATTGATGATGGTATCATATTCTTCTTCAGTCAAACTTCCGAGCCCTTTGATGTAACGATGTTTCCATCCATCTTTGCTTGACTTAAATTTATTCGCCTCTTCATATGTATAAAACCACTTGATTTGAGATGATCCTTTTGTAGAAATCATAATAGGCGTTCTAGTGATCTTCACTTTCTTTTCAAGAAGAAGCCGAGGCCAAAACTTGTAGAAGAAAGCAATTAAAAGAGGACTAATGTGGCCGATACCATCATGGTCAGCATCAGTCAGTGTTGCAATATGTTCATATGTCATATCATCAACTGAGTTTGGATTTGTAATATCCAACCCAAGAACTGAGATCAATTCTGAGAGCTCTTTGTTCTTAAGAACGTCTGCAGGTTTCATATCCCACGTGTTCATAATAACACCACGAAGAGGATAAGCACCTACCTTGTTTGGATCACGCACTTTAAGAAGGAAGCCCATCGCTGAGTCACCCTCTACAATTTTCAAAGTGGCGTCATCCTTATTTGCTGCAATATGCTTAGCCACTTTAACCTTACGCAATTTCTTTTGAGCAAGGGTAGCGGCTCGTTTGTCTGCGGCAATTTTCTTTGCAAGCTGAGCCTCAATAATCGGATCAATAATAGATGGAGTATTCAGGATCTTACGAGCAAAGAAGTCAGCCTCACGAATGCCAGAAGCAATTGCATGCTCTTTTACATTACCCATAGGATTCGTAAGACGTTCTTTTGTTTGGCTATCGAATTTGGGATTAGTAAAGTTTTTAGCGAACATGACAAACGTGAGACCGCCTTTGATTGTCGACTTTACAACTTCAATCTTATACTTGCGCTTAATCATAGTTGTAAGTTCTTCAACAATACCATTCACGATAAAGTCTACATATGTACCACCTTGTCGTGTATTCACACCATTTACAAATGAATTGGTGCGGAAACCATCTTCAGATGTAGTGATGAAGAATGAAAGATCTTCAGTTTTCTCGATGATTGCTTCCTCACCAAAAAGCTCAGCATACTTCTTAAGGTTGTTTACCTTAATGCGTCGCTTATTAAAAGAGAATGCGATTTCAGGGAATGCCATTTGAAGTGAAGACAAACGATCTTCAATTAAAGCAACCGTATCGAGTTCTTGTAAACTGTCGACTTCAAACAATGCGAAATCAGGAGTAAACCAGACTTCAGTTCCGTTTCCATCTTTGGGAGTATTCTTTTCACTAACATCCTCAGCACCGTTTTTACATTCAACTGTAAGCATAGTGCCGTTAGACCAAGTCTTACCAACAAACTTAGATGATAAGAAGTTGGTTGCAGCTGAGCCAACACCATTTGTACCGATAGTCACTCGTTCATCATCAAAACTTGTACCTGCATTTACACGGGTCCAAGCTGCGGTTGCTCGAGCAACCTTGCTGTCTGTGGTCTCATCATAAACGAGCTCTTGCGGAATACCACGGCCGTTATCCGTAATCATCACCTTATTATTATCTATAGACACGTTGATTTTGTTCGCAAACTTAAAGTTAGTGCGAATGGCTTCGTCTATAGAGTTGTCAAGAATCTCGTCAATCATTTTTGATAGTGCTGGAACATACCGTGAGGTTTTCCATTCACCCATCACAAAACGCTCAACCTGTTCTTGGGCACTCGAGCCCATATACATACCAATGCGTTCTCTAACGTGTTGGCGAGCTGTTAAGATTTTGAACTGTTCAGTCAAGATTTTATCCCTTTTGGAAGCATTACTAAGTCATTCTATACTATTTCTTCTATTATGTCAACCCCTAAATTTTTCCAATCCAGTGGATACAGTCGTCACAAGGATCATCAAACATGTAAGATTGATAGTCATTGTCCATGCAGTTCCTTTCGGTTGTTGGCTCATTATTTATAAATACTATCATAGAGTTTCAGAAATGTCAACAGGAAATTTCATATGATTACAAATTATCTGTCTCCAGTTGGATTTGTGGTGTCAATTCAACGACTACCAAATGTAGAATTTTTCACACAAAGAGCCGCTATTCCAGGAGTCACCATCACACCCGCGCCTCAGGCTTCACCTATACACCAGTTGTATGCTGTTGGTGATCGCCTTGAGTACCAAGAACTTGACATGAATTTTATCGTGGACGAGTCTATGAATAATTATAATGAGATCCTTGCATGGATGGAGGGTATCGGCACACCAGAGAAGTCGACACAATTCAGAGATCTTGAGAAAGGTGATGGTACCACATCAGACATCCGCATCTTGATTTCAAACTCTAACAAAAATCCAAACATCGAGTTTACTTTCTTCGATTGCTTCCCAACTAGCCTCAGCCCAGTCTCTTTAGATGTGACAGGAACTGACGTCATCTACCCTGAATGTTCAGTAACTTTCAGATATACTCGTTTCGAATACAGAAAAATGTAGTTGACATTTCTATCAAAGTGTGATAGAATGTATTATAAAATGGTTTTGAAAGGTATGAAATGAGTACTGATGATATAAGTGAAATTTGGGCAAAAGATGCTAACATCGATGAAACAAATCTTATCGGCGAGTCTAAGAATATCCCATCATTACATAGTAAGTACTACAACATGTACTTCCGAGAAGCTCTTAAAGTAAAGAAGCTCCGTTATGATTACAAGCAACTTGAGCTTGCAAAGCGAGAGTGGTATGACGGATCTATGGCTGAAGAAGATTTGAGAGAACGTGGATGGAGACCGTACCAGAAAAAAATCATTCGTCAGGATATAGATAAATATATTCAAGCAGACAGTGATATTGTAAATCTAAGTTTAAAGATCGATTACCATTCGGCTCGAGCGGATTACTTAGAAGATATTGTAAAAACTATTCATAGTAGAAATTTCATTATCAAGT